ATGTTGAGTTGTTGTTGTGAGGCTAATATCTCACCTGTGATTGCATCATGTAACGCCAATGGACCCTTAGAACCTTTTGTTCTTTTCAATACAATATTGCGTGACATAACCACCTCTCAATCCAACGTTCTCGACCTTGGTCTATCCTCTTCCTGCTCGCTTAGTTGCATGAGGAGTTCACTATTCTGTTCCAGTACTGCGAGTATTATCTGATCCTTGTTCGCTATCTGCTGAATCAGTGTTGTGTTCTGTTCCACTATCTTTGTCAGCAATTCCTCTAATGCGGTTGATTGCCTTGGCTGTTCTTTCTTTTGCTCGCTCATATTGAACTCTCATCCATTCACGACGTTCTTCACATGATTTACAGACCATGACCTATTCCTTACTCTCAAGCACATACATTAAATCTTCAGGCTTCTCCAAATAGAAATTAGAATTAACCATTGACCAATCATGTATGTCGTTTAGATATTCAGTAAATTGTTTTGTATTTGCGTGCGTTGTTGAAATCTCTTGAGCTATAAACTTTCTGAGTTGTTCATAGCTAGGATTCTGTTCGGCTTTCAAAGCTCTTAATGCAGCAAATGTATTGGGGTATTCGCCTACTCGATCACGTTCAAATATTTTGGCTAAACAAACATACTTAAAGTGAGCTGATGCTTCATCTTTAGTGTGACCTGCATGTTTTCCCCAATTAGTCATCCAAAGCCAATATAGTGAGTTCTGATCGTTTGAGCGTTTGGATTCTTTCGGTTTAATGGTTACAACAAGCGGCTTACCCTCAAAATTAGCCTTAGTGTAGTTGTTATGCAGATAGTTAATTGTTTTACCAATATCCGAGTGGTCTTTGATTGTGAACACTGCTGGTTTCATGCTCACCTCAATTATTAGGAAATTCCGAATAGTTCAAAGGGGGTGGCAGATTGCCACATCCTTTAGAAAACCTCATCACTATTTAAATTCAACAATCTTTCAGTCTTTTCAAGCATTTTGCCAAACCACTCAACAGATTGTGAGCGATTCATCTTTTGAAATTGGTCGTATTCCACATGATGATTCCTGCACAATGGAATTGTCTTAGAGTCACAGGCTTTTAATCCCATGCCTTTACCGTGATTAGATTGATTGCTATGAGCTGCATCGACTGGCGATCTACCGCATACCACACAAGGCAGCTTTCTAATCGCTGCTAGTCGCTTTGCATCACGCATCAGGGTGCTGATCTACAAGTTCATCAATCTCCTGAGCTCGATAACTCAAAGCTTCTTTTACGTCTTGAGGGATACGCGGATCAAACTGCATACCACGCATAAAGTTAGCAACTGATTCAAGTTGCTCTAACAGTTCTTCATTATTCATTTTTCTTTCCTCTTATGGTCTCGCATAGCGTTTGATATTGTGCTGAATGTTGTTGATCTGTTTGTCAATTTCATGCACACGTCTAGCACAATGTTCTTTGAATTGTTGTGTTGCATTTAAATGATTAAGACTTTCCAGTTTTTCTTTGTCTTGATGTAGTGACTCAAGGTTTCGTTTTGCTTCAATTAGGTCCATAAAATCACCAATTACACCAAACTAAATAGCCCATGCCAAACAAAGGAGTCAGAATAAGTGCAGTCTTCACAATATTTTTAAATTGATTACATTCTTCGCTGATCTGTTCTAATTCAGCTTCTCTAATGCAGTAATTTTTCCACTCGAATAATTCATCTGTTTCTTTCTGCGTCAAATAAACCGTTGCTTGCTTCTTAGTGTGTGCCGTTGCATTCAAACGCTTTGCTTTCTTCTGTTTGCGGTTCATTTGACACCTTCTTATTTTTAGGCATAAAAAAGCCCCACCGAAGCAGGGCATAAAGAGGGAACTTTATAAGGTTGGTTGAGCTACTGCACGAACCAATGCCATGATCCCTGTTTGAATATCTGTTTTACCAATTGCAGCCCAACGTAATGGCTCAGCTGCCTCAAAACGACGGAACTCATGGCATTCATCTGTATTGCCGTTGTAAACGGTGTAAGGACGACCTTCGTAATCCATCCCTTGAATAGAACGACGCGCCTCAGCAAGCTTTACTTCTGTGTCAGTATCTAGTCGTCCTGCCAGTTCAGCTTGTAGTGCAAGCAATTCCGCGCCTTTCTCTTTTATTCGATTCATTAAATCAATTTCTTCTTTGCTTAACTCACGATAACCTTTGATGTGCTTATGCTGGTTTTCCATTCTTCTTCTCACTTTTCGATAGACAACAAAAAAGCCCACCTTTCGATGAGCTTTTAAATCTAGGTTCGCCTTAATGCTATGTTGCAATGGTTACTGCTAGGTATTTGGTGAGAACCCTTGAGGCTTACAGACTATTTCACTCTCAGGCATTTTTAATCTCGAATCGGCGAAAGATGCTGTAAGAATCCATCGCCTTAGTGACCTACATACAACTTACGCCACTATAACACGAATATGCCATATTCCCTGTACAGGGTCAAGTTAAGTAGCTTATTTATATTTAATAAATCCATATCGGCTGTGAAGCGCTGCCAAGCCGCATTTAACATCTGAACGTGCATCCATTTCTGAGCGTAAGATTGTAGGGTTATCAACACGACCAACCTTTATCACCATGTTAGGCCACGAGTTACCATAGAAATAACGATCAATCACTGCATCGAGCCACTCATCAAGCACATGCGATTTCCCTTGCATATCTAGAATTAGTCTTTGAACTGCTCTTGCTTCATTGTCTGTTATTTCACATGTAGTAGGTTTTCCTCTTTTTTGAGGAAAACTATCTAAACTTCCAATCCAGTCAGCAATTATTTGATCTTTACCTTTGATTTGCTGCTTACGCTTCTTTACTGCCTGATCCATAGCGACAGCAATCGGGTTTATGCTCTTACCACAAGTTCCTGAGTTTGAATGCATCCAAGCACCAAACTGATAAAGCCACTCTTCAAGACTAAAACGAGTCCAGTCCACCGTTTGCATAATGTGATTTACTGCCGCATTCATACCGTCACCTCAATTCTTTTCTGATCGTTCTATGTGTTTTCTTACTCGCTCACGACTTTCTTTGTCGTAAGTGTTGAGCTTTTTATAAGTTGATCTAATGTCGAAAATACAGATCAACACTAATACTGGTGATAAAATTAAGCGTAATATCAGTAGTAATAGGTGTAAAAAGTCTTCTAGTGAATCGAGCAAATCACACCAAATATTTGAGTACCAATGCTTAATCTTCTGCGTATTCCAACGTCTTGCTAAGTCCAATGCTTCTCTATCCATCACCCACCTCTCAACCGTTCAATAAGCTTCTCAATCCATTGGATGACTAATCCTGCTTTGATCTGTGCTGTAGTGCCACGAATCACGAACCAACCGTTTACCGCTGCTGCTGAATACTTCTCGCAATCTTTTGTGTAGCCTTCACCTCTTGTGTGTCTGCCGTTGCTAAATACCCCACCCTCAACCTCAACCAAAATAGGCATGTCATCAATTCTGAAATCTGCTTGCCATTTACGATCAGGATGGAATCTAAACTCCTTGGTGAATGGAATCTTTAGAGCGTTAAGATGATTCTCCAACAGAGCCTCACCTTTGCTGACCTTTGATCTAAATTTCTGTTTTACGTTAGAACGCGCCACTGGTTGAGAACGCTTTCTTTGAGCCTCTTTAAATGTTGTGTTCATTGGTCACCATACTCCTGATAAGCCCTTAACATTGCCTTGTAGCATTCACGACGCTTTTGATTAGTGCCCGAATGTACATCTGAACCTTTGACAGGATTCATCGCGACATGACCAGCGTTAAGCATTCTTTGGGTTGGTTCTTTTGGCACAATCACATAATTGCCACTATTAAGTTTTTGCAGAGCTTCCATATCCTTTTGCATCTGATCGGAAACTCGATCTTTCATCATCTGCTTAGCAAAGGCTTTTTCAAAATCACTCTGAGAAATACCCTTAATCATTTCATTATCAAAATTCATTGTTTTTCCCCCTTGAGCGCTTGCTCTAAATCATTCGCGTAACTGGATAGAGTTTGAGATTCATCATCTGATAAATGACCGTGTTTTATCTCTTTTCGGATTGATTCCAAAACCTTGCTAGAAGCATCCACCCGTTTTTGCAGCTCTCCATTCCTGTGCTCTAAATCTTTGACACGTTGAGATTGTTCATTAAATCGCTGACCTTGATCTGTGAGTTGCTTTGTCAGATCATCCACTTTGGATTGTTGGTGTTGGTATATAACCCAAGCACCGCGCAAGTAAGATAGTGCTGTGCCTTTTGTTCCTGTGTAATTGCCTTCATCTTCATTGAATTGAAAGTTACCTATTTTGAATAGGTTTGCTATTTCTTCTAATTTCTCAAATTCACTTCTCATCACTTCACCTGCTCAAAATAAAAGACTACTGGTTTTTGAATAAACTCAACTAAACCAAAGCGCATGAGATGGCGAATCTGAGAGCAATCTCTTGGCACTTGCACATCACGATAGTGAGCTAATAGATCACGCCATGCTTCAAGTGACATTGATCTCTTGTTGTGATTGCACGGGGTGCATGCTGGCATTAAGTTTTCATACACATCGTTTTCTGGCTTCTCAGGTTTACCTGTAACCAAATCACGCACCACTGCTTCAAGATGGTCTGCATGCCATTTTTCAGTCAATTCATCACCACAGTAAGCGCAACGACCATCATATTTTTGCTTTAGTTCTTCTCTTTGCAATTCAGTCAATTTCATAATCAATCACCTTACAATTCTTAGAGATATGATTCTCAATGTGTGAGTCGTCGCCCATGTCGTTGGCTAAAACTGGAATACCAAAAGCATCACGAATACTCTGTAATTTCCATTTCGGCCATGTCTTAACAAGCTCTTCACACTTGTCTAAATGTTGCATCAGTGGTGATTTGTCAATGCGATGACCAGCTGCGATTTCTTCGGGTGTGGCGTGACGAAATCTACCCTTAGCCACCCAATGCTCACCGTCATTTAGCTCCAATCCCCAATCATCGATTAATCCTGTAATTTTTTTTACAGTAATACAGCGAGCCACTTCCTTTGTTGTTAGATCTGTTCTACCTTCAAAATCATCAGTGCAAACAACCTTATCCTCGACCTTAAACATGCTCACCTCCATAAATCGACTCGTAATCTGCGATGGCTTGTTCAAATCTCTCAAACTCAATTGAGGATTCAGGCTTTTTTTGATTGCGACTTATCAATTGAATCAACTTTTGATTCTCAGTGTGTTGAATGAAATGGGTCGCTTTTTCGTTTCTTAATCTCTTTTGGAAAGTAATTTTTTTCGCAATTTCCAATCCACCTACAGACTCCACCAACTCCCAGCTCTCAACTAGGCGCTTGAGGTCGGAAAGATCAAACATCAAATAATCATCAGCAGTCAATTCAACCCTCCCGAAATCAGTTACTTCAGGGAATGAACCTTTAACTTCTTTGTAGTAAATTAGGTTGCCTGATGGAGTAATTAAACAAAGGTCGGCAACGAACTTGTCTTTAGCAACAACTTCCCTCGCCTTCTCAACACCGTGCTCTTTCATGAATTTGATCGCGTTCATTGGCTTTGCTCCTCAACTGAGTCACGTTTTGTAATGTTCTTAATCATACCTTCGCCCTCACTAAGCAATTAGCCACTGCCCACGCATCAAGACATGTATCGTTTTTGAATTCTTGGTCCATCATCAACAACCACTCCTCTTTAGCACCCTTCCATCCTTTGACTTTCAATCCATGCCCTTTGTTCACATAGCAGTTCTCATAACCGTTGATGAACTCTGAGAGCTTCATCGGTGTATCAATGCGAAATCCACGCTCAACCAAACCCTCTTCGCCCGAATCCCTCTTAATCTTTGCGAAGAAAGTCACACCATAAGTTTGATGATTCACAATCTTTCCAAGCTGAAGCGCTGGCATTAGATTTCCGCGATAAATCTTTGCTAGAACTGGAAAGGGTAATACTCCGCTTGTATCTCCTGATTGAGCTTCATACTGCTCAACCACTTCCACTGCATGAAATACGTTCCAACTAAGTTGATAGTGTTTTGCTTTTGGAGCTTGCTTAGTTTTTCTCATGCCATATCTCCCAATTCTTTCTGCGCATAGATGATCTTGTTATAAACATCCATGGTGAATTTCTGCTTGCCAAGTCTGATCTGTGACAGTGTTGAGCCACCACAATCTGCTACTCTTGAAATCTTTGACAATGAATAACGACTTTCATTCAACCAACGAATAATTCCAATTTCTTGCTCTCTCGTTGGATACACACGTTTTTTAGTTAATCTTGCATGTGAAACTTTCTTGTCATAAGTAATGTCTTGAGGAATCGTTCTTTCCTGAATTAACCCTCTTAACTCATCAATCAACGGATGCTCTAACCCATTCTCTAATGCGTACTTCACTTCTTTCGCAGTGCAAAGCTCGTAATATGGTCTATTCTTCTGTTCAGCTAATTTGTGAAGTGCTTGCTTCACTTGAGTAATTGTTGGGATTTGGTTCATACCGCTTCTCCAAATAGGTCAGTTTGTTCGCGCTGTTTAACATCCCCACCCCATTGCATTGCCATAGCATCGGCAATACCTTGGAAAGTGCGACTTCTAACTACTGAACGATCGCCTGTTGCATTTGCATACCACTTAGCCATGCGCTTTCCACTGTCAAAAGTAATGAACTCGCCTTTGTCAACAATTTTGGTGTGTTTAAGCTTGGGTAATCCTTTCAACCAAAGGCATGTAGTCTTTTGGAAAGAGTCTCCAAATTGCCAGGGCTGAATAATCTGATCAGGTTTCCGCCACATGTTTGACATGATGCAAACAGGGTTTTCTATTGCTATTCGTGGGATTTGGCTTTTTGCCAACATCATGAAAAAACTAACAGCTGAATGTTGACGACCATCCATTATCTTTTTCTCAAAATGGCGCGTTCCACTAACTGCAATATGTGTGCATGGTGGATGAGCAATCATTAAGTCAAATGGGTAATCAAGCAGATCACGAACATCACCTTGGTAATGAGGTCCAAAGTCAGACTCACTTGCCTGGATATCACAAGAAATCGCATCATGACCAAGTCGAATAAACGCATCACGTACAGCACCACTCATTTCACAAGCTACAAGTACTTTCACGCTGCACCTCCCACTTCATCTCTAATACTTGCGAAGCGACAAATGTCTAAGCGATCTAAAACACGCACCACACCGCGCTTGCCATGACGATTTTTCGCAACAATGATTTCTGTGATTCCGCTTGGTAACTCATCATCTGAATTAAGAATTGGATGAGCTAATATGATTTGATCTGCATCCTGCTCGATCTGTCCCGATTCTTTTAGATCAGAAGCTTTAGGGCGTTTACCTTTCTCTGATTCACGGTTTAACTGTGCCAAAGCAATCACTGGACAATTAAATTCTTTAGCCAACGCTTTTAAATCACGGCTAATTGAGCTGACTTCCTGGTAGCGTTCTTTCTTGCTTGGGTCGCGTACTAACTGCAAGTAATCAATAACAATGCAGCCAAGACGCTTATATTTGCGTTTAGCCTTACGTGCATACGAATGAATTTCCGCAATTGTTGGTTTTTGCTTATCTTCGATGTGAATCTGCAATCTCTTGAATTTCTCTTGAGCGTAAACAAACTCTTGAAGCATCCCATCGTAGAGTTCAGCATTGTGAATGTTGTCATATGGGATTTGAGCTAATGCAGAGATACAACGATTCGTGAATGTCTCTACATCCATTTCAGCCGAAATCACCAATACTGCTTCCTCAAAGCGCAAAGCCGTTTGTGTTGTCAGCATTTGAGCTAACGTAGATTTACCAGAACCTGGTCTTCCTCCCACAACACAGAAATGGCCTTTCTGAATTGTTCCTACCAAGTTATCCAAGTGTTTGAGATTAAATTGCACACCAGTAAATTTATTGGCGGCTTTCGCTTCTGCCTTCTGGATCAAGCGATCTGATGCACGAACTAATGCTTCTTCAAACGTAAAACTTGATTTCTCAACATCGGTGTTTGTTTTCTTGCCGTCAAGAATCGCTTCGGCTGCAATGTGAATATCTGGAATGGTTAGGTCTTGTGAGATTTGAGCAATACTCTCACCCATTTTCTCTACTTCACGATGAGCTTTGAACTTATTGAGTTCAGCCGTATACGACTCAAGATTGTAAAAACTCGAAGGTGCTTCGCTGCTCATTTGAAGTAAGTATTCAGAGCCACCAATCAAATGGATTACATTTTTCTGTTTGAGTTGTTGCTCAACCATTACGAAATCATAGGGTTTATTTTCATTGGCCAATTCTGCAATTGCTGTGAAAATTTGCTTATGACGCTCTGGAAAGAAGCAGTTTTCATCAAGATCATTGCTCACCACGTCAAACGAGTTTGCAACCGTCATGAGTGCTGTAAGTACAGCTTGTTCCATCGGGATATTATGGATATGACTCATTACCAATCCCCCATGTCAGCTTGAAAATTTTCAGGATTGATAACTTGGGTATTATCTTGAGCAGCTTGTTTGAATAGTTTTTCAGTGAGTTTGAAATCTCGCTTTACCCACTTTACGAAGTTTGAATACATTTGGTTTGGTGTCACTGCACCAGTATGAATTTTGCTTTCGTAGTGAGGATTGATTTCAAGTAGTAATTCTTCGACTTGAGCTTGATTGATTTTTGGTAATCCTGATCTTTGCATCCAAGAATTGAGTTGATGTAAATCAGGTTGCCAAATTTTTAAAACTTCATCGACTGGATTTTGTTGAGCGTCACTCTCTCTATAAATATTTCTATAAGTATTATCTATTGTGTCTTTACTAGGTAAAGTGCTAGTACTTTCCTTAGTAAAGTGGTCGTGCTTTACTAGGTAAAGTGCTGTACTAGGTGAAGTACTTTCCTTAGTAAAGTGGTCAGCTAGTGAAACTTCATTAATCTTGTACTGATTTCCTAATTTCGGATGTGTAGAAATAACACTGATAACACCCAATGAAATTAATTCCTCAAGCCCTTTACCAACAGTTTTTGAGCTAGATTTTCTTGCTTTTGGATTGTCTTTGTGACGCTTTTCTTCTTGAATCTGCGAGTAGCTAACATAGTCAGATTCTTTGTTAAACCCGTTGATATAACCCTCAAGCATGAAATAGACATGGCGAGCTGCATCAGATAAGAATGGATATACATCACGTCTGTACTGCCAACTTGAGCGGACATGACCTTCCTCAAACTTATCTGTCATATTGCCCTTACCTTTTGAGATTGGAATAATCTCAGCTTGTTTTAACGCACTCATCAGCCACCCCACACAAAACAAGCCAAGTCAGCTTTAGCTTTTGCAACTGCCATAGAGTTTTCGAGTGTCCGATTAAGAACGTAAGCCTCAACCGCTTTTTGAAATAAACTAATCTTCCGATTTAGTTCAATGTCTGCTAATATTTGATAGTTCATACAGCAACTCCTGTGTGAATGACCGCCCTAGCTATTTGCCGTAGCTGGGGCTTTTTGTTTCCATGAGAAATAGAAAAATTTAATTGCTTCCGCCTTTGAATGACTGATGTCTTTAAACTTTCCCGTTTTTATTTTGCTGACATCGCTTTGTGCTAATTCAGGAATTAAAGTTGACAATTCCTGCTGAGTGAAAGCACCTAGCATTTCTATGATCATTTTTTGAATTAATTCCATCGCTAATTCTTACTTTAAAGCGTTATGACTATTTTTATTCATAATTGAATTGGCATTATTCTAATGTGAATAAAATAATGAGAGCTTGTTTAATGTTCTTGGGAATTGCTCAGATGTCAGTTCAAAGTAATTTGCAGTTTCTACTCTCACAAAGAAACTTGAATGCAAATTCACTAAGTGAAGTAACAGATGGTGCTTTAGCACAACCTACTACTCGAAGAATCCTTAACGGGGAAAGTGAAAATATTCGTGATACTACTTTGGAGAAGTACGCGAGCTATTTTTCTGTACCTTTGAGTGATTTGAAATATGGTGATTTGAAAAATGGAATCTCTGTGACACCAAGAACCACAGCTTCTCTAACAGATTTTCAACTATGGGATGATTCAACTCCATTAGATGAAGATGATGTGGAGCTTCCTTACTTTAAAGAGGTATTATTTTCAGCAGGAAGTGGTGCTACACAAGTTATTGAAGAAACGGGGAGAAAATTGCGATTTAGCAAACGCACTTTAAAAAACGCAGGAGTTGATGCTGCGTATGCCGCATGTGGCACTAATCATGGTAAAAGTATGGAAACAACTATCATGGATGGTGCTGCATTAGGCATTGATAAAAGCAAGCAAGCGATCAGAGACAATAAAGTTTTTGCCTTTGATCATGGTGGTATGTTCCGCGTTAAAAGGCTTTATAGATTGCCTTACGGTTCTGTAAGAATAGTAAGTGATAATCCAGATAAAACGGAATATCCTGATGAGATCCTAACTGCTGAGCAATGGCAAAACGATGTTAAATTGCTTGGCTGGGTGTTTTGGTGGTCAACTGTAGATAAATGGTAATCACAAGTTCTTAAAAGAAAGCTGCTTAATAGGCAGCTTTTTTATTCACATAAGAATTAAATAAATTATAGATTACAAAAAAAGAATAAAATAATTCATATTTGAATAATTATGTATTGACTAAAATAATTCAATATTGAATAATAACCTCACAGACAACAAAAACCGCCTAAGAGGTTCGAAGTTCTAGGCGGTTTGCATCAAATGCGGAGATAAGTATGAACATAAAAAACAGTTTGGTCAAATCAGCATTAGTGGCAAGCATCGTATCTGTTGCTACTGCTTATGCATCACTGCCTAAGCAACCTACTGAGCCAGTCTATGTAATGGCTCCTTTCAAGCTTGATTCAATCGACATTAAAAATAATACGGCTGCTGTTGAGACCTTGGATGAGAAGTACTCATTAGAAGTGCAATACGTTGCAGACGTTTACCCAGATGGCAACGGTGTTGGTCACAACTGGACTGATGTCGAAGTTAAAGAAATCAAAGACATTCGCGTCTATTCAGAAGATGGTGAAATCCAAGCATACGTTGATCGTCTTGATGTTCAAGAGATCGTCCAAGTCATCGAACAAGAACTAAGAGAGCGCGTTTAAGCGCTCCGTGGAGAATGCTATGACTGACCCTTGGAAAGAATTTGCTCTTGTAATGGTGTTTGTATTTATCGGTTTATTTGCAGCTCTGATCGTACTTTACAAAGTGATCTGCCCTGCTGTGTGGAGTGTGTGAGATGAATAACTACAAAATCAAAGTGAATGATGAGGCTGAGAGTAAAGAGGCTCAGGAGTTGTTTGAGCAGTTGGGTTTTAAGTGGGCTGGTGTTTATCCTGAAAATGGAGGTTGGTACTCACACTTATATGCTGAAAAATCTACTTGTTGTCATTTACCAATCTATGTTTGGAATGGCTTGGGAGATAAATTCCAAGAACTCACCCTCCCTCAGCTTCGAGACCTTGTTGCTCAAAGCAAGTTTAAACAACAAGGTTTGATTAGTGGGGCTGATGCGTTACGAGCTTTGGCGGATGGGAAAGATGTTGAATATTGGTGTGAGAATGACCCAAGTATTCAAAAGAGGTGGACACCAATTAAGGCGCTTAATGAGTATAGATTAAGTTATTTTTTAGAGAATAAGCCGCGCTTTGAATTCCGCCTAAAACCACGCACCATAACCCTGAGCCTAGAGATTCCTGCACCATTTGAGCCGAAGTTGGGTGAAACCTACTACTTCATCACGACAAGTAATTCACAGGGTTTCGACTTCACTGAATTTGATGATTCTGATGGCGACAAACTTTATATGCAGCTTGGCGCATATAGAAGTGCATCAGATGTAAGTAAGGCATTCGAAGCTTTGCGCGGAGGGATTAAAGCATGAACGCTCATCCTGAACTTATCGAAATCACGCGCTTAAATCATCGAATCAATGATGCTGTAAGTGATTTGCTTGGTCTTTCAAATGAATCTGACACGATCGTAACTCAGAGCGGAAACATGATTAATTTTAATTATGTAGGGCGTGGCACAGAAAGCATTGGATTGAGTATAAGCGACCAATATTCAACAAAAACTAGAACGGCTTATCTAACTGAAACACTTAGCCGACTTAATCAAATCAAAGCTGAATTAGCAGCCTAATGAGAACAAATCTGCGCAATTAATCCAAAAAGTTAGGAAATTGTGCAGATATTTGCTCGGAGAATAGAGATGACAACATTATACGATTACGGAACAAATTTAGCGGAAACAGTTGAACGTGTGCAAGACCTTCTTTCTGAAGGTGTTGATCCGAACGATGAAAGCGTTCAAGAGTTACTTGAAAAGATGGTTGCTCAGGAAGAAGACTGGGAAAACAAAGCAATCAATGTTGGTAAATTTTTAAATCAACTTAGCCTTGATGAAAAACAAGTTGAAGCTGAAATTGAGCGCTTAACCAAGAAGAAAAAGAGTCTATCAAATGCCTTCATAAGTTTGCACGACTTGCTGCTTTGGCAAATGAAAGAGTTTGGCAAGGATGAAATTAAGAACCCTCTTTTAACAATTAAGGTTCGTGAAAATCCATTATCTGTTGTTATTAAAAATGAAGAAGCAGTACCTGCTCAGTTCAAATCTGAAAAGACAACTATCACCGTGAATAAGAATGCAATCAAGCTTGCCTACAAAGATGGTGCGGCAATCGAAGGTGTTGAGTTTATTCGTACCAAAAAACTAACTATTAAATAGGTGAATGCTATGAATGCTCAAGTTGTTTCTATTCAGTCTACATCAGAAAACATGGGTTTGTGGAATCAAGTATTTGTAACCGACCCACTTGCTGTAAAACCAATCACAGGTAAGTCTTATAAAGGCAACTCCCCTAAGCCATATTGGTTAATAGAGCAAGCTACAAAAGTGTTTGGTCCCGCTGGACTAGGTTGGGGCCACAACATTATTAGTCAAGGTTTTCAGCCGTGTGGTCCAGACGACATGCTTCATTGGGCTATCGTTGAATTTTGGTACATGCGGAATGATCAGCGCTGTTCTGTTCAGCAAATGGGCGGTACGAAAGCAATGTACAAAACCAACAATGGAAAGCTTCTAGTTGATGAAGATGCACCAAAAAAATCGGTTACAGATGCTTTAGTAAAAGCAATGTCTTCAGTTGGATTTGCGGGAGATATTTTTTCTGGTCGTTGGGATGATAGCAAGTATCAACAGGATGCTTATGATCATCATCATCCACAGCAACAGCAACAGCAACAGCAACAAGAATATGAAGCGGATTTGCGATCTATAGAGACTGTTGAAAACTTAGATTATCTAACCTTTATATCGAATAAATATAAAGGAACTCCTGTTCACATGACTATTCGCCAAGCGTGTAAAGCTAAATCTGACAAAGAAGGATGGTTAGCATGATCGAACTCAAACTTGGATTGATGTTTTTGATTTTATTTGGATTGGGAGTGGTAGCGACATGGTGAATCAAAACATCCTCGCATGCTTTGAAATTTGGCTGATTAAAGGCGGATTCAAAGGTAAACGAACGCAAACATCAGTCCAGTATTTCAATGCAAAGCAACGCTTAGAAATGGACTATACAGGTCGAATGAACAAGCCAATGAAGCAACGATACGAAGCATTTTTAAAGCAGTATCTAAACAATGGCAAAGAATTTTTAGAAAGTTTGAAGGTGGCGTAAATGACTAAAGATATTGAGAACGAAATACAATCTTGGATTTCTGTGCGCTCATTTGCAGTTGAAGATGCAAACCCGGATAAGCCAATTATTGATGCTAATGAAGTTTCTGAATTTATTAGCGCTGTTTTTAAAAAACTCGAAGGCTGCGTGGTGGTGCCTGTTGAGTCATGCAAATGGACTCAAGACGAAGATTCTAATTGGTGGACTCAATGTGGTGAAGGTTTTGTTTTTAATGAAGATTCACACCCGCATAAACACAACTTTAAAAACTGTTGTTTTTGCGGTGGATTGCTAGAAGCAGCAAGGGGCGGAAATGAGTAAATCAGATTTATGGTGTGTAGCTATCCGGCCTGAATGTGATAGCCCTTTTGAGCAATGCCCTGCTGCATCTAAAGAATTTTCAGAAAAAACAGTTGATCGCTACAAAAGCATGTTTGAAAAAGAGCGTAATGAATTTGCATTAGAGATTTTCGATGATTGCTTTGAAGTGCAAATTTGGCAAGGTACTGCGGAAGATCACGCTAAAGAAATGTTCTATACAGAATCATGGTTTCAAGAAGCAATGTACTGGTGTGACAGCTTGGAAATGGCTGAACGAGTTTTTAAATTTGGTGAGATAGTTGATTGTCATAAAAAAGGCTCTCCAACTCTAAAGACATCAGATTTTGAAGAAGCAAAACGGTTCTTTGAAGAACCAAAAGCGGATGCGGAGGGGTGAATATGTCACAGGCTGTAAATATTGATGTAGACATCCTAAAAAGCATGGCAAGCAAACTGGATGAACTGACAAGACAAAACACTATCATTGATAGAAGAATAAGAGCTAAAGAATTTATGCTCCTACTCTCTATCGAGAAAGACAAATTTTATGGAATGGTTGAAGCAGGAGAAATTGAACAACCTGTCCGTTTAAGCAAACATGATGTTTTTTGGTACGCTTCTTACGTTAAGAAAAAAGTCGAAGAACACAAAACAGAATCTGTTATAGTAGCCCACATCTAGTGGGCTTTATTTTATCTAAATTAACGGGTACTCAAAATTTAACGGGTAACGAAACGGGTAAAAACACAACCACAATCAAATATCTCCTTTTTATTCAGTAGTTTACCATGAAAATAGTCGTATTCAACAAACCTTTTGACGTTTTGTCACAGTTTCGTGAAGATGAAAAACATTTAACGGTTTCAAGCTTTATTAAAGACCCTGAACTCCGTATTGCAGGTCGTTTAGATTTAGATTCTGAAGGCTTAATGTTTCTTACTGATCACGGAGGGTTAAATCAATTTATTACCCACCCAGACAATAAGAAATATAAAACCTATCTTGCTCAGGTTGATGGTGACGTTACAGACGAAGCCATTGAACAATTACAAAAAGGCGTGGAACTGGCTGATGGTATAACCTTGCCAGCTAAAGCTCGAAAAGTAGATGAGCCTGAATGGTTATGGGAACGAAATCCACCTGTTCGCTATCGTGCGAGCATTCCAACCACTTGGATTGAATTACAAATTTGTGAAGGACGTAATCGTCAAGTTCGTCGTATGACTGCCGCTGTTGGCTTTCCAACTTTACGTCTAATTCGTACTCAAATTGGTTCTATTGATGTGGTCAAATTAGGTTTACAACCTGGCGAACAAGTTGAAATTGAACCTTTGTTGTATCCTGACTTTAAAGATGTTCCTGCGGATAAACCGTATGAAGGACGTTCTTTCGCTAAAAAAACGAATAATAAACCGCATTTCTCTCGTGCCAAAGATAAAGCCCGTGAAGAAAAAGGTGAAAAACCGTTTAAAGGGAAGAAAAAAGCAGGTGGCGGTACAACACGTATTTGGCAAACTGATGAAGCTGATAAACCACGTCGTAAGACCAATGGTACAACACGTCCAAATACCAAAGCACCACGTGGACGTAGCCGCAATAGTCGTTAATATCTTTTAAAGTATTAAGGAGCTATAAAATGGCTCCTTAATAACATATTTTTTCCAAATTTTATTTTGAGCTTCAAAAAGACTTAAATTCATTAAAAAATAAGATAAAAGCCACAATCACACTCAATGGCAATCCAACTTTGATTATCCAATATTCTAATTGATTCGCTTCTGTAAAATCCTTTTTCCTCGTTAAAAACCATTTCCTTATAATCCAAATATGTGCAGCCAAGCATAGTAAGACAGAAATGATTATAAAAAAAATATTATTTTTAGAAGTCTTCGGCTTTGTTGCACAAAGCTATTCTTGAAGGTTTCTTCAGCAATATAATTTCCAGATGAAGAAGCCTGCCCCTAAAATCTACCGTACAACCAATTGGTCCTCGTATAACCAAGCTTTAATCAAG